CTGTATTCCCACGATACGCCAAAACGGGGTACTGAGCATGAAACACACGGGGATGATGGTCGCGATGCTGTTCCTGGCCCGCGACCTGACGCACAGGCAGCACTTACGGACCACGTCCTACGCCGAGCACATGGCGCTGGCAGGGTTCTACGAGGGGGTGATCCCTCTCGTCGACGGTTTCGTCGAGGCTTACCAGGGGCGGTTCAACGAGCTACTTGACATCCCCCTCGGGGACAACGACTTCGAGGGCGAGATCGCCGACGTGCTGGAGCAGCAGATGTCTTGGATCGAGGACAACCGGGAAAAGGTCTGCCCCCGGAAAGAGACTGCTTTGAACAACGCTTTGGACGAGATCGTGACCCTGTATCAGAGCACGCTCTACAAGCTCCGGTTCTTGGCTTGACCCCCTGCTAGGGCTTCCCTAGCATTGGTGACAGATATTAAAACATGATTGGCGATAGACATGATCAATCTACAACCGGGTGAGTGGGCCAAAGTGGAAGCATGGGCCCGCGGAGAGCTTGAAGCCGCCCGAGTTAAAAATGATTCGATCAGCCTGTCGCCAGAGGAGACCGCCGCCTATCGAGGTGAGATACGGGTCCTCAAAAGAATACTTGACTTGCCCAACCGGGTGACTCGAGAAGTGGAGGCTCCGCCGACGTTATTCTGACATCGCCGGGCTTGGTAAGAGGTGGGCACAGAACCACCCTTGACAAAATGACGGAGAGACGAAGTGGCAGACAATGATTTGTTGAGCGCTGAAGACGCGCAGAAAGTGTGGGACGAGGAAGCAAACAGCACGGACCCGGTAGCGCCGGCTCCTGAACCGCAACCTGAACCACAGCCAGAGACGCCAGCAGACCCTTTTGAAGGGCTGCCGCAAGCGGTCAGGTCAAAACTGGCAGAAATCGACGAACTCAAAAGAGCCAACGAGGATCTTCGACATCACGTCAAAACAACTGAGGGTCGGGTAGCTGCCTGGCAGCGCGAGCGGGAACAAATGAAACAGCAAGCCGCTGTTTCCACGCCTACCGCTGGCGAAGTGACCAAAGCAGCAAGCGATTCTGAGAAGTGGAAAGAGCTCAAACAGGATTTTCCTGAATGGGCTGAAGCGATGGAAGAGTACGTCTCCGCCAAGGTTGGCTCGAGCGCTCAAGGGGTTCCAACCGATCAGCTTAATCAGCTGCTTGAGGAAAGAACCACTCAGATGCGAGCCGAGAACCAGGAGGCTTTGGAGTACGCCAAGCTGGAAATGCGCCACCCGGAGTGGAAGGACGAGGTCAACAACGAGAAGTTTATCGCTTGGGCCAATTCCCAACCCCAGAACGTGTATTCCCTGCTGAACAGCCCCAAAGCGTCTGACGCTATCAAGATGCTTGATTTGTACGAAGCAGCCAAGAAAGCGCCGTCGGTTCAAAACCAACGCAAGGCCACTCTCGAAAGCGCACTCTCGACCAAACCCGGTGTGTCACGGCCCTCGAAAACAGTCGAGAGCATGACCCAAGAAGAACTTTGGAAATATGAAGCCAGGCAGCTCGAAAAACGAAAAGAGCAGCGTGGCTTTTGAAACTTAACTACAGGAGCCTTGCCCAATGGCAATTCAAAACTACGGTACAGTCGCGTCGCGTAACCTTATCCGCGCCGCTCAAGGTATGCTCGACCACGCACAGCCGATCACCGTCCTCGGTGATTTCGGTACTCAGCGTGAAATGCCCCAGAACAGCACTGACACGCTGGTCTTCCGCCGCACTCTGCCCTTCGGTGCAGTAGCCGCTGGCACCACGATTGAAGGCAGCCAGCGCTACGCCGGCACGCCGAACATCGTCGCCAGCAACTTCGTGCTGTCCGAAGGCGTAACGCCCAACAGCAACACCATCAGCTTCCAGGACGTGACCGTCCAGCTGCAGCAGTACGGTATCCTCTTCAAGTACAGCTCAAAAGTTGAGCAGCTGTACGAAGACGACATCCCCGGTGAGATGATCAAGCTGACCGGCGAAACTATGGCTGAAGTCATGGAAATGGTCCGCTACGGCGTGCTGAAAGCTGGCTCGACGGTGATCTACGCCAACGGCACTACCCGTGCAGGCCTGAACACCGCCATCAGCCTGAACGCTATCCGCAAGGCAGCGCGTACTCTCGAGAGCAACCGCTCCCGCCGAGTGACCAGCCGCCTGGCGCCTGGCGTCAACTTCGGCACTCGCGCCGTGCAGCCGTCTTTCATCGTGTTCTGTCACACTGACGCGGTGTCCGACGTGCGCAATCTGCCGGGCTTCACCCGTGTGGAAGAGTACGGCAGCTTCAAACCTATCCACGATCGCGAGATTGGCGCCTGCGAAGATTTCCGATTCATCAGCTCCCCGCTGCTGCAGTCGTTCCTCGCCGCCGGTTCCGGCACCCTGAACGGCATGCTGTCGCTTGGCGCTGCCAACGTCGACGTGTACCCGTTCCTGGTGATCGGTGAAGATGCTTGGGGCCAAGTCGCTCTGAAGGGCATGTCGGCCATCAAGCCGGTCGTCCTGAAGGCTTCCCAGACCAACCACGCCAACCCGCTGGGCCAGTTCGGCTATGTGGGCGCTTCGACCTGGTTCGCCACCGTTCGTTTGAACGACGCGTGGATGGCCCGCATCGAAACTGGTGTGACCGCACTGTAACCTACTGAGCGCCTTTTCGGAGGCGCTCTGTTTTGATTTGAGGAGATCAACATGCCCGAAAGCATAAAACAACGCATGCCTAAAGTGCCGGACATTCTTACTTCGCGCGAGATTCAACCGCTGCTCGCCGCTATGCAAGTCGACATCGCTGCGTTGGCCACGTCGTTGAATCAGTTGCGAACTGACTACAACGCCGCGACTACGCCGACCACCGCTACTGCGGTGACCCCTACTATTTCCGCTTAAGGAGACACCAGCATGTCCTACAATATTGAACAGATTAACAGCGGCTTTGTGTCGCTGATTTCAGGAGCTCTTGCGGCGGGTACTACCGCAGGTACTTTTAAAACTACTGTTGCGGTGACTTTCACCAACAACGGTATCTTCAAGTCCAAAGCGATCACTGACAACTTGACGTTTTCCGCTGGCCACACGGCCCTCGGTAACAGTCAGGCTTGTTTGTTCGGTTTGTTCCTGGACACCAGCGGCAACGTGACCACCTCACAGGGTCCTATCGTGGCCTCTGGCGATCCTTGCCCGGTGCCAAATGCCCCAGCTTCTAACCTGACTCCGTTTGGTTTGATCAAGGTCAGCACCAGCTCCAGTCAGACCTTTACTCCGGGCACTACGGTACTGGGCACTGGCAACACCGCGACGTACATCAACATCGCCTCAATGCCAGGCACCGCGCAGTAACAGTCGCCGTCAACTCCCCCATCTTGACCCCCGAGATGGGGGAGTGCTTGACGAGCCGTTTTACGACGGCTCGTCTTTTTTGGGGGAAAACCTACAAGGAGAAAATCCGATGGCGAAGAACCCGATTGACATTATTGACGACAGTGAAATTGTGGAGCCCGTGACCGGCAACCGCGACTTCAAAAAGATGCTCAAAGAAGAATCGTTCATGGAGGAGCAGGTGACAGTAATGATTCACCCGACCACGAACGAGAACGAGCCCCCGTACGCGCATCTGAACGTGAACGGCTTCAACCAGATCATCCCCCGCGGTCAGAATGTGCCCGTCCGCCGCAAATTCATAGAAGTGCTGGCGAGGATGAAAGAGACCCGATACACGCAGATGACCCCCAACCCGTCCGAGCCAGACCGGAGCGTGATGGTGGCCCGACACGGGCTCGCCTTCCCGTTCGTCGTCTCAGAAGACAAGAATCCAAAAGGCCGCGCTTGGCTTGACCAGATTCTGGCCGAGGTTAACTGATGAACTGCTTGCAGCTGATCAACCGCGCCAGGCAAGAGTGTGGTGTCACAGGGCCAGCCCTGACGACTATCACCGGCCTGACCGGCGAATCGCTGCGATTCCTTAACTGGATCAACGCTGCCTGGATCGACGTTCAGACCGCGCACGAGGACTGGCAGTTCATGCGCCAGCCTCTGCAGTTCAACGCCGTCGGCTCGCAGTGGCAGTACACCCCGACCGAGGTGGGAATCGGTTCCACGTTTGCGAACTGGAAGAGAGACAGTTTCAGGGCCAGCAGTGTTGGCGCCAACTACGGCGATGAGCAGCTGCTGAACTTCATGGAGTGGAACACATTCCGAAAC